ATGAAAAATAAAAAGCACAGACAGTACAGGTCAAGGCAAGGGCGTAGTGATGAGCAATACACATCCAGTATGCGTGTTACAGCTATAGCTTTTGGTGGCCTTTTAATTGTAATAATACTATCAATATGAACAAAAGTAGACACATAAAAAAGGAAACGCTATTAAAAGCCTTAGAGAAGAGCTTAGGGGTTGTTACAGTAGCATGCAGGAAATCAGAAACGCCTAGAAGCACTTATTACAAGTGGCTTAAAGAGGATAAGGATTTTGCAAAAGATGTAAGGGATATAGAAAACGTAGCTTTAGACTTTGCAGAGAGCCAGCTACATAAACAAATATCAGCTAACTCTACAGCAGCTACTATATTTTATTTAAAGACAAAAGGCAAAGGCAGGGGTTATGTAGAGAGGCAAGAAATAACCGGTGCTGAGGGCATGCCTACTAACTTTCAAATAGAGATAATTGACTCAATTAAAGATAAAGACTAACGTAGTTTATAAGCACTTAGTAAACAACGATAAAAAGATAGTAGTAGAACAGGGAGGTACACGTTCAGGCAAAACCTACAATATACTGCTGTGGACTATATTTGAGTACTGCACTAAACACAATAACAAGATAGTAACCATTTGCCGGAAAACCTTTCCCAGCTTACGTGCTACTGTGTTAAGGGATTTTATGAGCATATTAAAAGCCCATAAGATATATAGTGAGAACTTTCATAACCGTAGTAACTCAGAGTATAACCTATTCGGCAACCTAGTAGAGTTTATATCCTTAGACCAGCCACAAAAGATAAGAGGGCGTAAAAGGGATTTACTGTTTATTAATGAGGCCAACGAATTGTACTTTGAGGATTGGCAGCAGCTGTTGTTTAGAACACAGGATAAGATAGTACTAGATTTTAACCCCTCTGATGAATACCATTGGATATACGATAAGGTATTGCCAAGAGAGGACTGCGCTTTTTTTAGAACTACATACCTAGATAACCCTTTTGTAGATGCTAGCATTGTAGCAGAGATAGAGAGGCTTAAAGAAACAGACGAACAATATTGGCAGGTGTACGGCTTAGGGGAAAGAACAGCCAGCAGAAGCACTATATTTAAATATGTGGAGGCTCGAGAAATACCAGTTGAGGCTAGCCTTATAGCTTATGGCATGGACTTTGGTTATACAAATGACCCTACAACTTTAGTATCAGTTTATACTGCTGGGCATAACCTCTACATTAAAGAGCACCTGTATCGTACACAAATGACCACCAGCGATATAAATACTTTCCTAAAAGAAGAAAAGCTTTTAAACAACCCTATATATGCCGATAGTGCAGAACCACGTTTAATAAGTGAGCTGCGCAAAATGGGCCACAATATATTTCCAAGCGTTAAGGGTAAGGACTCAATTAATGCCGGCATAGATTTGTTAAAGCGTTATAAAATACACATAATGGCAAACTCTAAAAACGCAATACAGGAGTTTAGAAACTATAAGTGGAAAGAGGATAAGAGTGGCATGCTGGTTAACATACCGGAGGATAAGCACAACCATATTATCGACCCCTGCCGCTATGCCACCTACTCTATATTAAGCAGGCCCAACTTTGGCCGTTACACCATAAGCTAAACAAAAGTTATTAATTATTTTGTTTATAAGTTTATTTGTTTTATATTGCAGTATGATTGCAATTAAGCAATTTGTAAAACAGAACAAATGACATATTTAGTAAGCACAGATTTTAACCCAAACGGAAGATACTACATAGCAACTTTCGGAGGCGAATACGATTACCAAGTAACAGCAAAAAGCCACGCTGCTTTAATGCAAAAAATAGAAAAAGAACTTAATAACTAAAAAAAACAGAGCAATGAGAAAACTTGATAAGTACAAACAGAATTTAAGCATACAAGGAAACAACGTATGGAGCTACTCAACTATAGTAGCTAAAATTGAAGGTAACGATTTACTGCAACTAGGTTACTGGAGTCAAACGACACAAAAACACATAAACTATGTAGCTGACCAGCTAGACTTAATCTTAATAAAAAACTAATGCAAATAAAAACCACAAACACCTACTCAATATTTAACAAAGTAATTGGGAACAGAGACTTAGACAAAAATAACCTGCAAAGGATTAAAGCCTCTATAAAAGAAATAGGCCTACAAATGCCTATACTGGTTAATAAAAATAATAGCATAGTAGATGGCCAGCACAGGCTGCAAGCTGCTAAGGAGCTTAACATGCCGGTATCTTATATTATATCAAAAGATACAGCAGAGGATAATATTGACCAGTTACAGATTAGTAAGAAATGGACTGCTTTAGATTTTTGTAACAAAAACGCACTTAAAGGAGATGCAGATTGTAAGACAGCTTTAAGCATAGCTACTAAGTGGCACGCAGAAACTAATAATAAGTTTAGTAAAATAAACGCTATAAACCTGCTGCATGAGGGCGGAGGCATAGGCTCAACTATGGTTAACTTAAGAAAAAACACTTATAAAATAAACATAAATAAAGCCAATAGAATATATGAATGCTTAACAATACTAAACTATAATAATAGTATTAAATTTAACCCTTACTCAGCTTTAACGGTTAGAGCTTTAAAAAGGATAGATACAGTTGTAGGCGGATTAGTTTTTCCAGTAATAGAGAAAATAACTAAAAAGCATTACTTAGTATGTTACAGCAACGAGACAGACCAGTTTAACTATTTGAGAGATTTATACAAAAAATATAATAAATGAGAAAACAAAGCAAAGCAGCAAAGCTGGGTAAACAGTTTAAAAAAGTAGAGGGTGTTATGCTAATAGTAATACCCTGCTATTTTATTGGTAGAGTATTATTAACTGTAATTTTTAATATTTAAGTTATGGATTACGATAGCTGGTTAGTGCACATGGAGCACGAGTATAGAGGCTGGAACACTCCGGATTATGTTTGCCAACATTGCGAGAAACCAATAGAAAGAGATGGCTACTGTAGCGATAACTGCTTTGAAGCTGATATGATGTAATATACTGTTAAAGGGAAAAACCCTATAGGTAAAAAATCTAACGTGGATTATAATATAAATTACATTTAAAAAGAGGCGGCTAAAAATAGCTGCTTTTTTTTTCTGAAAAACGACACTATAAAAAACCTAATTAAATACGTTATATATATATGAAAGTGAAAATTACAGTACCAACTTCCTTAAAGGATATTACATTACAGCAATACAAACGCTATTTGAAAATACAGGAAAAGGTAACAGATGATAGATTTTTAAACGCCAAAATGATAGAGATATTTTGTGGCGTTGAGTTAAAAGATGTAATGCACCTTAGGCTTAAAGACTCCGAAGAGATTATAAGTATTATAACTGCGCTGTTTGATAATAAGCCTAGCCTAGTAGAACGCTTTAAATTAAACGGTGTTGAGTACGGATTTCATCCTCAGTTAGATGAGTTAACTTTAGGTGAATATATAGATTTAGATACGTTTATTGGAGACTGGAACAACATGGAAAAGGCGATGAACGTACTATATAGGCCGGTGTTGGTTAAAGTTAAAAACAAATATAGCATAGAAGAGTACATAGTAGGCACAGAAAAAAAGGTAATAGATATGCCTATGGATGCTGTTATGAGCTCAATTTTTTTTTTGTGGAATTTAGGACTGGACTTATCGAAAAATATGACGAGTTATTTGGAACTGGAGGAGACAAAAACCTTGATGCCGTTTCTCAATTCACAAAGAAATGGGGTTGGTATCAATCAATTTACGGACTCGCTAAAGGAGATATTAGAAGATTTGAAGATATCACAAAATTAGGAGTGCATGAGTGTTTTATGATGCTATCATTTATGAAAGATAAAAGCGAGTTAGAAGCTAAACAAATTAAAAAGAAATTTAAATGAGCAATCAAGGCGTAAGGGGATTTTACCAATTAACAGAAACTATTAAAACTGCGTTATTACAAGACGTTGATATTAACACAGTAACCACAGGAGATATAACAGATGTTAATTTAAACAAACAGGATATATTCCCTTTAGGGCATATTATTATAAATAACGTAATTGATGAGGAACAGGTGCTAAGGTTTAATATAAGCATACTAGCCTGCGATATTGTAAACCAATCTAAAGAGTTTACAGTAGATAGATTTACTGGTAATAATAATGTACAGGATATACTTAACACGCAGCTAGCGGTGCTTAATAAGCTTATACAGAGGCTTAGAATGGGCAACCTATATACTGACATGTACCAGCTTGATGGTAGCCCTAGCATACAACCTTTTTATGATAGGTTTGAAAACCAGTTAGCAGGCTGGACTGCCACTATGGATATAATGATTTATAACGATATATACATTTGCTAATGGATGCTGATAACTTAAAAAAGGTACTAGATGATTATGGAAAGTATGTAGTACAGCAAGCCAAAAGTAACCTTACAAAAGATGTAAATAAATACGGAGGCAATAAAGGTGGCGGCCCATTATATAACTCTATAGAGTACAAACCAACGTATGAACCTAACTATTTTCTATTAGATTTTTTAATGGAAGATTATGGGCCTTTTGTAGATAAAGGGGTTAGAGGTAAAACCTCAACCTATCCTGAAACAGCTGCTGCACTATCACAGTTTAGATATGGTAGTGGAACAGGGCCAGTAGGTGGCTTAACTAGAGGCGTTAATAAATGGATTAAACAAAAGAAATTCCAATGGCGTGATAAAAAGACTGGCCGTTTCTTATCCTACGAAAGCATGAGTTTTTTAATAGCTCGCAGCATATACAATAAAGGTTTGAAAGCAAACATGTTTTTTACAAAGCCGTTTGAAAGAGGGTTAAAAAGGTTAGGCGATGATTTATTTGCAGCCTTTGAATTAGATATAGAAAATGCAATTATACTAGGAAAAAAAAGATAAACTATGCCAACAAATTACGCACTTAGAACACCAATATACGCCTCTGCTAGTAGCTCAGGAGCTAACACAGCATCTGCTAAATGTGTTATTACAGTAGCTGGTTCTACCGTATATACTATAATAAAAGAAGCTACACAAAACGTAACAGTACAGTTTGAGATAGCTGAATTGCTAAGGGATTATTTAAACATTACTTATATTGGTAGCCCTCAATTTATAGTTTTTGGTTCTAGCATACAGTTTTTTAACTTACCAAACGCTACAGGTACTGCGCAAGGCTCAGCAGTAAGTACAGTAGGTGGTAATGGTTTCGAGGCTTATGGCTTAATCTCAGA